ACCACCACCACGACCTAGGTCACCACCATCTGGATTAAAATACTGGAATGCGCCACCAGGTCTTAATCCAAGAGGAATACGCATCTGTCTATTACTAATAACTTCTACGTCACGCTTCTTAATATTAGCGTAAAAGAAATCATCAGATTCAAACAAATCGCGAATTTTGGGAATCACCCGCTCTAATTCCGTAGCGGTTACTTGTGATTCTACAACGGCCATATATCATTTTCCTTTTACTAATCAATCCTGCATTAAATATTCGAGGGACGTCATACCCTTTGGTACTTTTCCTTGCTTTTGTCCACGTTCATGCGTCTTAGGAGTTGTGGATTTCTCTTTTTTATTGGATGATTCTTTCTCTTCAGGTTCATTATCATCGTCATGAACCCGTTTACCCATTCCTTTTAAAGCCTCATTTCGGGCCGATTTAATGACTGTCGGCAACAGTGTTTTGGCTTTAGAAAGAAATGCTGAACGAATTTTATCTGTTGATTCTTTATTATAACGATTATGACGCGCATTATCCCATAATTTATTAATAATAACTTTGAATCTTGGATCTTTATCTATTAAATTACTTACAGAATCCAATGCTTCTTTTACAGCAGTTCGCTTAACATAATCACTCATTGAACTTTTAGGATCAATATGTTGTTCAATTGTGGACTGAATTGAATTATTAACGCGCGTTCCTAAATCATCTCGCGCTGTTTCAAATCTTTCAGTTTCCCATTGTTCTTTTTCACGATTAACTGTATCATCTTTTGTATCAGGTTCATCTTTACTCAATTTAGTAGGATGCGTAAATTTAGATGAACCAAATACAAACTGATTAAGAATATTAGCAGCTTCTAACAGCGGTGTTCCACTTTCACCTTGAGTTTGTGCTTCGCGCGCCATAAATACAATTGTCTGTTTAATTACATTACCAATAACATGATCACGCGCTTTTTCATCTACTTTACCTAATACTTCAAGATAATTATCTACAATTTTATTAAATGCTTTTGGATTTTCATTCTTCGCTGCCTTTAATAATTGTTCAGTATTTCCATTCATTAAATCAGTTTCAACATAACCTAATGTTTCTGAATCAGCCGCGGCCTTTTTAGCATCAGCAGGATTAGGAAATACTTCTGTATATTGTTGTTCTCTGTAATATGCTTTTTCTAAATATGGAAAATCTTTAAATATTTTGGGATACTTAGCAAGAATATCCCGTTTACTTGATGGTGTAACTAATTCAAGTTGTTCTTCTGATGGTTCTTCTAATTCTTCTTCAATTTCTTTTAATTCATCTATTTCTTCTGGTTGTTCTTCTTCATCTTCTAATTCTTTAGTTTTCTTTTTATCATCAGGTAATTCAATAGTTTCAGGTTCATTATCATCATCTTTACCCAAAGATGAAACAATATCTTCAACAGAACTACCACCACCTTTTTCAGTTCCTTCAGGTGCTAATAATTCCTTACTGAACAGTTGCCACATTATGATCACCTTGTATTGGAGCATTCTTTAATGATGGTTGTTTTGGTTGCTTCGCAGGATTTGCGCCTTTACCCTGCTGTTGCATTTGTTGCATTTGCTGTTGCATCATTGCCTGTTGCATTTGATCATAATGCATCTTACCATGCAATAATACATTAGTATATCCCATTTGATTATCAGTCTTTGCTTGTCTACCAGCTTCAGATACAGCCCATTTGCGCACTATTTCAAATTCTATTTGATGATTATCATATACAGGATCTATTTCAATTGATGGTGCTTCTGGCATATTTGGATCGCCAGTTTCAATTGGTGTGCTATTTAATAATAACTTAATTTCATCGTATTGCTTCTCACGATCATCTTCACCCGGAACATAAAAATCTGTTAGGCCAATGGCCTGATAAAGAAGAGGGAGATTTTCCGGTGATTGCATCATTTGAAGAAATTCAGGATTATTACCATTCATTAAATTCATTATAACATCTTTAACTTGATTCCATGTGAGTGGTAAATTTTCATTAGCTTCTAATTCAATTTTACCAATTTTTCCTTCAAGTTCCGCGCGTCTTATAAATACATTAATAAAATCACCATCTGTATTCCGTTGTACATCATGTTCATCATCTTTCATTTCTTTAATGTACATTGGAATAACTTTACCATAAATCATCTTCCACCATACAGTGAATACCTTCCAAGTATTTTGTAATCGCTGTAAGGCATTAGAACGACTCATGGAATATTCTGATGCTGTATTAGAACCTTCTAGTTGTCCACCAAATATAGATGGTGTAGCACCAGATACAAGTTGACCATATTGTTGAATGGATGTTGCAAACGGCATTACTTCTTGACTTAATGTTGCTGTTTTGAATTCAAAAAATCCATCTTTAAGAGATTTATTTCCACTGATTGCTTTACTTGGTATGAGGCTCCCAGGCGTAGCCTCAGTTTGCGCGTATGCTTTTAGGTCTAAGAATGCTGGATCAACAATGGTTTGACCTATACCGTGTTCTATGGTTTGTGTTGTGAGGCTTATTAGATCATTAGTAATTTCCTGAATAGATGTAAGAAGCATTCCTAAGGGATCAAAATGAATAAAATCCGAAAGTGGATTATACGTAATTGTCCAACAATCATCTAATGCTTCATTACATGCTTCTGCAAATTCTTCATTAATATAAACGACGCGCGCACCATTTGGAAATAATTTTTTTAACTTTTTTACATCTTCCTTATTTTTCAAGAAATTAAATGTGCAAGGCCGTAACCATGCGCGCTTCTTTGTTACTACGTTAATAGGATATTCACCTCTATATTGTGGACTTAAACGACCCCATGAATCATATAAATCATAACCATTTACTGATCTACTAACAATTTGTTTATTAAGATCAATATTATCTAAATGATCATATTCTTCCATTGCTGCTGTATAATTAATTTCATCTGAAAAAATTAAATATGGGCATTCTTTTTGATTCTTTGCATATACTGGTACTTTAACGTACAGGCCTCCGTAGGCCTCCATACAGATGCGCGATTTAGGTTTATCAGTAATTCCTACTAATCGCGTAACCACAAATTTCTCACGCCTAATTTCCGGGTCCATCATTTGCACACATGATGGGCATAAATCACTTCCTTGATTTAATGCATATTGTAATTGTGCATCTTCATCATCTGGCATGAATTCATTGCGTTCTTGATTTTCTAGTTCTTCATTATTTTGCTCTGATTGCTGTTGTGCATTTGGCTGTTGCTGTGGTTGATTTGGTAATAGCGTATTCGGTTGCGCGTTTGGTGGTTGTTGTTGATTACTTTGAAATTGTTGCAATTGGTCATTTAACATTCCTTGATTATCAGGTGTAACTTCCTGAGAATCAATTACATTACCACATTTACTACATGAAGTAATATGATGTTCTTCTTCTACATCTTCATATTTTTTGTCCTGATATGTACCATATTCTTCTGATTCTTTTGGATAACTATAACAGGCTACCATACCCTCAATGCAATAAATAAAAAGACTATGAAGCCATAACATACTTACTTCGTTATGCCTACTTACTAATTGAGCAATCTTATCACCGGCTTTAGCGGTTGAAAGGTCTAATACATTATCAGCATCGTCAGGATAACATTTAATTGGTGGTATTGTTACTGATAGCGCTGCTATGATAGATTCAAGGTATGCTCTAAAAACATTAACAGGTTTATCATAATATGCTTGATCATTATCTTGCGCCTGTTCTATATCCCACACACGCCAATCATGTGCTGTTTCACTATACCAAACTTGTTGAAAGCCTTCCCAAAATAATTTTAATCTACGCCATGTACGAATTTGGCGTTCGCGCACACTTCTGTCTTCTTTGTCACACTCATCAACAACTGTTTTAAGCAGTCTTTGAATTTCCTCTGAATACTGCTTTTTTTTAGCCATTACTTTCTTTAACTAGTTTTTTAATTTGTCTATTTTTCATGGCTGATAAATGTTGGGGTTTTAAAATGATTTTTTTATAAATTTCCAATAATTGTAAAATTCTCTTTCGTCTTCTTTCTCCCATTAATGGATATAAAACTTCCATCCATTCTTTAGCATTTGGTCCATAAACAGAATATCTATAATATAATTTTAAAACCCTTTTAAAACCTGAATCTTTTAAATTATCTTTATTAATTTCAATTACTGAACCATTACCACCTAATATTGATGCAGCTTTATATACTACATCCTTATCAGTCATTGTAAGAGTTATAATAATAGAACCATTTCCATTAGTAGAGAAACACCCCTCTCCCTCTAATATTCCAGCAATCCAATTAATTTCTTCTGTAGTTCTATTAATATAACTCATTATTCTTTCTTCATTTTCTTACTAGGCCCAACATCAATTCCTTTTTTCTTTTTCTTATTAGCTGTTGCGTAGAATACAGATTTACCTTTATCTTCTCCATATTCTTTTTTCATATTACTCATTACTTCTATGCCTGTTCCAGAGAAATATTTATTAAGAGGCACTATCTACTCCAAATTCATTTTCCAAATCTTCTAAGTTTGCATCAGTTGGTTGATTCTTAAGTAATTTAGCTTTTTCTCTATCCTCATTTTCTAACATTTGTTTTCTAACATTCCAAGGAATATTACGCGGTAATATTGCGCGTTGATTAACTTCCGGTTTGGGTAACTTAACTTCATCAGGTTTATGCAAAATATGTTCAAGCAATTTTGCATTATCATATCGTAATTTTTCAAGTTCTAATTGTAAAATTTCACAAGACGCGCATCTCTTATCTTCACGCTTTTCCTCAATACAATGCGCG